GAGTTCCTTCACAGCCTGTAATTCTTGGGGCTTGGGCTAGAGCTATAGCAGAAAGAGGTGAAGACGGAGGAAGTATATCTAGTGCTGTTGCGGCAGAAGCTAGAGACTCTTTAAACATTGCAGTTCAGTTAGATGCTGGCAATATGGAATATGAAAGGGATTGGGTAGTAGTATAATATGGCACTAGAATCTAAGCAAATTAATGCTGTACCTTTAGATACTATTGGTATTAATGGTATAGATACGCAGACAACACCAACTGCTCTAACACCTAACTGGTTTACTAAAGCAGACAATGTTGTTTATACAGAAGGCGGTAAAGTCACATTCCGTAAAGGATTAAAGCAAGGTACATTAACTGGCGGTGCTAAGATAGGTTCTATAACAGAACATTATAATGGCACAACAAATAAGATATTTGCTGGTGTTGGCACTAATATGTATATTGTTGATTTGTCTGATAAAGATAATGCTTGGACAGGGTCTTTTGCCACAGGTGCGGCTTCTTCTGATTGGCAGTTTACAAACTTTAATACTCATTTATATGCTGCTCAGTTCGATGAAGACCCGCTATATTATGATAACTCATCTTGGGCTAAATTAAAAGATGTTAGTGGTTATCAAGCACCTACAGGTGTAACTACGTTTGACCCTAGCTGTATGTTAGGTTTTTATGGTAGAGTATGGGCTGGTGGTATTACTGAAGAAGATGACGTCTTATATTATTCTAAATTATTAGATGGTCATAAGTGGGGTTCTGATGGCGGAATTATAGACTTAAAGTCTGTATGGGGTCAAGATACTATTGTAGCTATACACTCTTTTGCAGGTAAGTTAGTTATATTTGGTAAAGAGAATATTGCTATTTATAACAGTCCTGACATAATAGGAGACATAGCTTTAGACGAGGTTATTAGAGGAATAGGATGTGTATCTAGAGACTCTATACAATCTATTGGAGATGATTTATATTTCTTGTCTGATACTGGTGTTAGGTCTTTATTTAGAACTACACAGTTAGACAAACTACCTCTAACAGAAAAGTCTATAACAATTAAGGACGAACTAATATCTAATATTAATAGCAGTACAAATGTTAAATCAACATTTATGCTAAATGAAGGTCTTTATATTTTATCTTTTGTGGATAAGAATGTTACTTATGTCTTTGACACTACATATAAGACGGAGAAAGAGACGCCAAGAATAACTAAGTGGGACTTTGCAAACAGTAGAGAGCCTGCTAGTATGGCGTACACAGAAACATACGGGCTTTTAGTAGGACAACAGGCAGGAAGAGTTGCTACTTATGAAGGTTATTATGATGTAGATTATAGTGGTTCTAGCACTTATACTTATAATAGCTATACAGTTTCTTTTTCTACGGTTTGGATTGATTTAGGAGAAGGCGTACAATCATCTATTCTTAAAAGATTAGTTATGCTTGTATCAGGAGGTCAAGGAACAGATGTAGGTATTAGGTTGTATAAAGACTTTGAAATGACACCTAAAATATCACCGACATTTAAACTTAATCCTACACTAAGCGGTGAGCCATCATACTGGGGAGCTACATTTTCTAAGTATGGACCACTTACTGGACATACACATAATTCAGCGACACATCCAGCAGCTTCTAAGTATGCTCCAATCCACGGATTTAAAGAGCGTTCTATACCATTAGCAGGTAGTGCTAAATACATAAGATTAGAGTGGGACGGAGTAACTAAAGGTTACAAAGCATCATTACAATCATTATCATTATTATTTAAACAAGGTAAAATATTATGAGTAATTATACAATAGCGGTAGGTTGGTCTGGAAAAGATGCCTTAGCAGACACAGACCCCGGAAAAGTTATCTCAGGTGCTGACTTTAATACTGAATTTACAGCAGTAAGAACAGCACTTAACTCTAAGGCAGATGCAAACGGTAGTTCTTCAGAGAACTTTACTGTTAATGGCTTAACGGCTACTACAGGCACGATTGGTGGTGAGGAGATAGTTACCCTAGCTACACCACAAACGTTCACTAAAGCTCATCCTACGGCTTCTGAGACTATAACACTAGCATCAGCACAGACAGCTAACTTACTTAACTCTAATGTGTTTATAGTTAGTGTACAAGGCAATCACGCACTAAATGTCTCTAATATGACATCAGGTGTAGAGGCTTCTTTCTTAATTAAAAATACTGGTGCTTATGATATTGCATTTAGTAGTGACTTTTCATTTGTAGGTGGTAATAATCCTACAATAACATCAGGTAATGGTAAAGTAGATTTAGTTAGATGTGTCTCAGATGGCACTAAAATGTATTGTAATATAGCACAAAACTTAACATAAGGAAAAAATATGGCTGGTTTCTTTAACACAAGTTGGGATTTAAGTAATAGTTTTAATTCTCCATTTACAAATAACCAAATGGTGGGCGGTAATTTACCTACAGAAATAACGCCAAGACCGGGAAGCGAAGGACCTACTGATACAGCGTCTTTTATAAATACTTGGGGAGCTCCTACTGGTTATATGGGACAAACACAACAGCAGGGCGGTATGTTTAATCCTTATCAGGCTACTGGTGGTGGTTTTTATAATCCTTATCAGTTTGGTCAAGTGCAATATGGAACTCAGTATGGCGGTGGTCAAGAGATGCCTTGGTGGATGAATTATAATGTTAATAACCCTTTTACTCCTACACAGCCAACACCTAGCGTACAACCACCAGCTCAAACACAGACACCTAGAAGACCACAAGGTACTGGACCTAACGGTAAAGACTTAACTTATGATGAGACTATAAAGTATTTTGGTCTGTATGATGACGCTGAGTCAGCTTTAGCTGCAGGAGATTCACAAGCAGCATATAGAAAAGACCATATGCAATGGAGAAGCGGTACAGGGCATTATGCAGGAATGGGTGAAGGTCAAGGGCAATACCCCGGACGACCAGAGTTAGGAATTGCTGGAGATGCACAAAGAATGACTGACCTTATGGGATTTCCTAGTGCAATGATAGATAAGTTTAAAGGTTTATTTTCAGGCTCTCAAGATAATGAAATATTAAATGCTACTCCGGCTATTGGCGGTGGTAGCGGCACTACACAAATTCCTGATATGTTTAGAACAGGAAATACAAATCCTTTTAATGTACCTTATGGTCCTCAGCCTATGTCTATGCAAAATTATTTAGATGATAGTCAAATATTTAATAGATATACTGTTTCAGATTTAGAGCAGGCACAAGCTGCAGGACTAACAGATACTAGCAAAGCTGAGGTAGTGTCTCCTCGTGATTATTATTTAAGATTTCCTCAAACATCTAGTAATTTTAATTACGGTTTTAACAGAGCAGAAAACTTATTTAATGTTCCTGCTTATTCTAGTGGAATGACTATGCCTATAGGAGATAATTTAATAGGTAATGAAATACCGGGTAGACCGGGAGAATTGTCTGCTTTCTCAGAAAACGATGAAGGGATGGTAGATGCTAGAAGAAACTTTTTATTTAATAATAATTTAGATTTAGGAAGACCGGGAGATGCTAGTTATGTTCCGTTTAAACCTACTTTTACTCCTGACCCAGTTTACGGTGTAAACAATGCTAGAGAATTGATAGAATCTAATTTAGTCGGAGTTCCTACGCCAACACCAACAGAAGATTTTTATGCTCAAAGAAGATTTCGATTGATGGAACAAGAAAGAGAAAAACAAGCTGCTATGGCTGAAAGTAAAAGAGCAGCTGAACAGTATGAGGCACAGCAAGCTGCTGAAAGAGTAAGAATAGAAGCAGAGAAAAAATCTGCGGCTGAAGCTAAAGCTAAAGCAGATGCAGCTGCAGCAGAAAAAGCAAGGCAAGCGGCAGCGGCTCAGAGACGTATGAATGATAACTATGAAACTGGATATGTAGCACCAAACAGATATACTACAAAAGATGTAAACAACAGTTTTGCAGCACGTAGAGACATTAGGAATATTTTTGCATAATGGATACAATTAAGGAGATAAGATAATGGCAGGTTTTTTTGATTTTTTAGGAGGGGCTAACCCTTGGACAGCGGTAATAGGTGCTGGTTTACAGCTCTATGGTGCTAACAAAGCAACTGAAGCTGCAACAAGTTCTGCTGAAAATTTTAACACAGCAATAACAGAGGCTTCTAAACCTAAAACAGTAATTGACCCTACAGGTTCGGCAGTATGGAATGAACAAGAACAACGATATGAATTAGCACCGTCTGCTCCTATAATGGGTTTATTTGGAGCTAATCTTCAAGATGTTTATAGACAAAGAAGTTTTGCTGAACCTTATATGTTAGACCCCGAGGCTGCGGCTATGCTTAGAATGAGAGAAACTCAAGCGGCTTTAGAGCCTACTAGGTCTAGTGTTACTGAAGATTTATTAAGTAGATTAAACAAAGGTGGTTTATTAGGTTCTAGCGTTGGTGCTACGGCTACGGCTGAGTTAGACAGACAGAGAGCTATTGAAGATGCTGCTTTATTAAAACAGTCTAGAGGAGAAGTACAAGCAGACATTACTAATTATATAAATAGAGCTAATGCGGCTCAAACTTCTGCTTTAGGTTTAGGTTCTATAGGTCAAAACTTAGCAAATTTAGGAATTAATGTTGGAAGTAATGCAGGAAATGCAGCAAACATAGGCGGTACAGGTTTAATGAATGCCTATACACAGGCAGGTTTAGATAGAGCACAATTTCCATATCAATTAGGAACTAGAATGTTAGGTTACAGACCTGATACTACACAACAAAATTTAGAAGCACAAGCAAATTATAGCTACGCTCCTAGGTTTAATAATCCGTATTTATAGGAGATAATACAATGGCACTATTTTCAGGGACAGGTTTAGGACAAAAAACACCAGCACCCCTTACTGCTGGACAGATGTTTGCAGGAGCGGCGCAAGGTATTGGAAAATCAGTTATAGACCCTTATATGGAAAGTAAAGGATATGTTTCCCAAGAGAATCAAATATTAGAAATAATGCAAGGTGCTGATTTAACAGACGCTAATTCTGTATCTGATACTTTTAATAAAATTATGATGATTAGCCCTGAAGCTGCGGCAGAGTTTCAAAAACAAGTTATGCCTATGTTAGAAGCTAATCAAACGCAAAATAAGAATTTATCAGCATCAAAAAAAGAACCTGAATTAAGTAATTTAGGAAAATATTATAAAGACGGAGCTGAATTACATCAATGTGATTTAAAAGACCCTGAATGTCTTGCTAAAGTTACTGAGTTTGTTAATGACTTTAAAAAACCTGAGACTGCAATAAGCAAAGGATTAGGAGAAGGAGCTGCAAATGCTTTATGGGAAGGAAAAGATAAAGCAACTAAATCTCGTGGCTCTATAATAGCTATTGATAATGCTATTGCACAAATAGAAAAAGGCATTATTTCAGGGTCTTTCTCAGGAACAAGACAAGATATTTCTAATTTACTTTACTCAGCAGGTTTAATTCAAGATAAAAGCATTATCAATACTCAAAAGTTTATAGCTGACACCGGAAATTTAGTTTTAAACATTCTAGGAAGTGGAGATTTAGGTGCTGGTACTGGATTATCTGATAACGACGTAAAATTTGCTCTTACTGTTGCTGGTTCTAATACGGATATTCAAGCTGAAGCATTACTTCAAATTTTAAAAACAAATAGAATAGCAAGTCAAGAAGTTATTAAAAGACATAATAAACTTGTTTCTGGTTTTGAAACAAAAGATTTACAGTCTTCTGGTGTTGGAGGTATTGACTTTACTGTAAATGCACCTGATTTGCCAATTCCAGTACAGACTAGAGATGCTAGTATATATAAAAATAGTATAAATGGTGGTCAGTTTTTTTCAGATGATGAAGGAAATATAGTATATCCTGATGGAACACCGTATACAAAATAATATAGGAAAATAATAATGGCTAGAGCAAAATTACCAGAAGGACTTACTTATGATAATCCAGAATCAGAGGTTTCTTTAGGCGTTAAAGATTTGTCTTATAATTCTTTAGAGCCTTTAATGAGACCTTTAGTGTCTTCATCACCTCCTGCAAAGTTACCTGAAGGTATGTCTTATGATGAAAAACCAATAGAGCTAGAATTTAATGTAGCAGGTGTAAATTTAATACCTGATTGGGTAGAACAAGTTGCTAGAGATTGGGATGGCAGGGATAAAGAAGTTTCTCAAACATTAAAAGATTATAAAGATGGTGAAATAGGTGAAATACAAAAAAATACTCAGTTGCTTGGTAAAGGAGTTGCAGGTAAAGGTGTAGATTTAATTGGTGGTGCAATATGGGCTGGAATAGAGACTATTGGTAGTGGTATTAGTTTAATAGTTCCTGATGAAATAGAAGAAGATGTTATTAATTCTATGAAAGGCGGTCTAGATTTTCTTTTAAATACAAATCAAGGCAAAGAGGCGTCAGAAGCAATAGAACAAGGAGTTGAGGCTTACGAAAGCTGGAAAGAAAAAAATCCACAATATGCTAAAACTTTAGAATCGGTAATAAACATTGCAAGTATTTTTGCACCTGCAAAAGTAAAAGTTAAATCTAAACCAGTTCCTACATATAAACAAAAAGTTTTAGGTAAAAAAAGATATGATACTTTTAAAAGAGCAGGAACGGGTATAGAAAGAAGAAATATAATAAGGCAAAGAAATAAAGAAATGGAGAACTTATCAGAATTAGTTCTTCCTCAAGTAAGTTCTGAAGACGTAGCAAAAGGTTTTAATATAAGTTCTATAGGAAATGTAACTTTAAATCGTTCAGATTACGATAAAGGTATATTAGACGAAGTAAGAAAAGCTGGAGTAAAGACATCTAAAAATGAATGGGAAAATGCAGACATATTAATAAAAACAGGAGATGACTTAGGAAACAAGTTACAGGCTGTGTTAGCAAAAAATAAAGATGTGATTACTCCTAAAACACTTAACGAAGCACTAGATAATGCTTCTGCTTCAGTTGCAAGTAATGTTTTTAATGCTACGGACGAAGCAGTTCAAAAACAAATAACACTTTTAACTACAAAAGCTAAAGAAATATTTAATGACCGTTCAAAATATGACAGTACGGCTTTAGGTGTATTGGGAGCAAGAAAAGAATTTGATAACTTCGTTAGAGAACAATTAGGCAGTAAAGGTTTTAATGCTTCAGATGTAAGCGTAGCAAATGAAACTATGAAAGCTATTAGAAATGCAGGTAATGATTTAATTAATAACGCAGTTCCTAATGATTTTGTAAAAAGAAGTCTTCTTAAACAAAGTAGATTATATTCTGCAAGAGATGTTTTATTTCCTAAGGCTGCTAATAGAGCTAGAACAGTTGTTGGAAGACAGCTTCAAAATGTAGGTAAAATTTTAAACTTAAATATGGAGGCTCGAAGAGTTATGGCTCTTGGAGCGGGTGTTGCGATTTATAACATAGCACCTCAATTAATGATGTATGCGGCAGGAGGACTAGCACTTGGAGGAGCGTCTTTTTATACAATTAAAGGAGCTTTATCTCCTCAAGCAAGAATAGCCTTGGGTAAACTATTAAAACTTTCAGATAAGGCACTTAAAGAAGCTACTAGAGGCGATATGAAGAGAGACTTAAAACTAGGAATTATAGCAATAAATGATATGCTAGAATTACCTTCAGAAAAAAAACTAGAACAATAATATGGCTATGATGACTGACGGAATATTAAATCCGTTTTCACAAAAAAGCCTTGGCGGTGAATCTATGTTTAATATGGTTATGCCGGGAAGAAAAATTGAAAAGTATGAAGAGGTTCTTACTATACTGAAAAAGTATTTTCCTGAGCGTGCTATACCCGGAATCTTAGCAAACATTGATGTTGAAACAGACGGAACTTTTGATTTCACTAAACAACAAAATAAAGGTGGACCGGGATATGGCTTGTTTCAATTTGATGACCAAAAGGAAGCGTACTTTGAGTGGCTAGAAGCGTCTGCTAGAAGAGATACTCCTGAGTCACAAATAAAATTTGTTGCTGACGCTATTTACAATGATGAATATAATGCTGAAGGTTTACTAACAACTGCTCTAGATATTGGAGGAGACAGTAGAAGAGCTATACGCAAGGCTTTTAAAGAAGGTACTGACGCTAATATTGCTAAGGTTTTTTCTGATGAATATGAAAAGCCTAGTGTCCCTCACAACGATAGACGCACGGAAAGAGCTACAACACTAGCGAAAGAACTTAAAAAGTTTAGTGACTAATCTTCTGTTGTAAGACAGCGAGTGCGTCTTCAACATTCAAATAACCAACTTCTTTATCTATCCACTCAGTTCTAGAGAACTCTGTCTGAGCGGGTAGCTTTCGTGTGTGCCATTTAAAATCATATTCATCTTCCTCTTCCATAATGATAGGGTCAAAGAGATAAATCTTGTGTCCTGCTTTATAAGGCATACTAACTGCATACATAAAAGATAGGTCATTTTCTAAGGCGTATTTTTTATTCCATTCGTACTTCATTTTCTCTAATAGAGTATCATCATAATGCTTCTTACGGCATTTGATTTCTAACATAATGCCATTCTCTGTATCAAAGGCGTCATATCTAGAGAACTTATCATCCATAGCAACAAAGTTATAGTTTTCATTTGTGTTCAGTAATTCTATCAACTTCTTTTCCGTCATCATTTCCACTCTCCTTTATGACTTGCACCTTTACTGTGTCCGCTTCCTGACGTCCTAAACATAGGCGTGCTTATTATATGTTCACTCTCACCACCACAGGCTTCACAGTCTATAGGGTCTAAGCGTTCTGACATCTTACGCATCTCTGAGAATGTTAGTCCACAGTCTTTGCATTTGTATTCATATATCATTCTATTTTCTCCAATCACTCTTCCATAAGTTTCTAGGTTTAGTTTTTGTTAAACGTTTAACTTTTAATGAGAGGTATAACTTGGAAGTCCCATCCATACGGACGAGACCCCAAGTATTTTTAGGTGGTTTACTTTCCGCCACTCGTTATATCTTTATCGAGTAGTTTCCAAACAATACCAGCGGCAATAATACCTGCTAGTCCTGCGTTACCTAAGGTCCACACTATATCTAATATAGAACCAATTACATTCCCAGTTAGGAATGCTACCTTCTGACCAAAGATAATTTGTAGTACAATTGATAAACTGATTAGTTTGATACCTACATCTATCGCACCATCAGCACCGTTTTTAAGTTTCTCTAACATATTTTACTCCTTTATTTATTTGTAAAACAATCGGCTATACAAGCCACCCCTTCCTAAGAGCATTTAGCCATATTACTATGTAAACTAAACACCCTGTAGAAACCATTCCCGCTACAAAGTAAGCGGTGTATAAAATGTTCTCTAGTATTCTCATATCTCCCACCCTGTACAATTTATACTATTAGCAGGAGAACACTTTAACTGTTGTTGTTGTTCATCCATTTTATCTTGTAGTGTAGTACAGCCTGTCAAGTTAATGACAATCACTTGTAACGCTATTATTAATAATATAGTTTGTATCATTCTATGTCCCTCTCTTCTTCAACTAAATCAACAAGTTCACATACACTACCAGTACAGGCTAGTGTCTTAGTGCCTACAGTCATATCTGTAAGTTCATACTCACTAATCAAATCCCAGTTGACTTCCTTTGGCATAATCTTAGCTAGTGATGTATACGTCTTCTTATCACACTCCTCGTATGGTGCTTGCTGATATGTATGGTCTGAGTGTGGTAGGAAACTAACACCTGATACTTCATCAAAATGTTTGTATACCCACGCACCTACTTCCATCCACTCGTGTTCCCTAACACTGACAGTAACACTAGGCTTGTGTTCACAGTAGTATCTTTGATACATAAGCCATAGCTCTAGCTGTTCGATAGCGTTCCTCTCGTTCCTAGTTACAGCACCCTCAGGAGCTTTCATAGGGAAAGAGAATACCTTAACACTATTAGGTTTCATAACATCAGCCTCAGCAGGTATGCCTTGGTCTTCCATAAGTTGTGCTATAGGGTCTTTAGCATCTGCTCTAACCCTACGGATATAGTAATCACTATGTCTAGTATGAATACCACTAGCACTATCAACTAACTGACTGACTGTACCACTAGGTTTAATAGCAGTAGTAGCGGTAGCTTGTTGAATACCTAGTAACTCTGACCAATGCTCGTTGGTCTTAACTGATTCTTTACGCAAGTCAGATAAGAAATCAGGTAGGCTACGCTTACCATAATACCCTCTGTCCTCACTACCTCCATTCATAAAAGCATTATCCATAATACCCGTAAGAGATACACCTAGTAGTGCTTCTTCTTCTGTGTTGTGTACCCACTTAGGACGTAGACGTTTGATGTTAGTTAGTGATGCTTGGAATGTACCTAGTATAGTAGCTAATCTAACCTTACGGAGTATATCCTTCTGCGTGTCCTCTGCTCTTACTACAACTTCAGTAAGATTACAGAACTGTCCGTCTCTCAGTATGATTTCACTACAAGGATTACAACCAAAGTCGTGGTCTATGTCACGTCTTCCTATAGACTCTACCTGTTTGATAGCGGCTTCTCTATTAAAGATACCACGCTCACCAGACTTAGACTCATATAAAGAAGTCCACTCCTTCATAAAGATACCTATATCAGGCTTCTCTGTGTAGCATACACTATTATTACTAAGTGCCATCTCAGGTGTGTCTGACCACCATTGACCACTCTTAGCATTACGCATACGCTCATCAGTTAAGTTAGACAAAGAGATAAGGGCTGACCTACGTACACCACCCACAACTACAACCTCTGCAATCTTACACATCATACGGTGACACTCATAGCTTGTGAGCTTACGTCCACCTGCTTCTTTAAATACGTTAGTAGAAAAGTTAAACAAATCAAGTAGAGGTTCAGGACCACTAGCCCTGCCACCAAAGGTAGCAAGTCTAGCACCCTTAGGTCTCACCTTAGAGAAGTCCCACTTAGGCATCTCACCATCATATAGATAAGTAATTAACTTTCGGAACGCAGACTGCCATCCCTCTTTACTATCTTGTACGACAATCACATCCTCTACATCTACCATAGTTTCAGGAACATCAGGTAGCTTGTTGACGTGCTGTCTCTCTACGCTGAACCCTACGCCAGTACCGTGCATCAATATAAATAGACACTCATCAAATGCTTTAGGGTGGTCTACACTAAGATAGGCACAGTTATAACCTGCTATATTATTCTTAGCTAGGGCAGGACCTGCAGTCATAAGAGCTCTCATACTAGGCATAACTTCTAAGTTACATACCGCTTCCTCAAGTATCTTCCTAGTCTTAGGTACTAACTCTTGGTTTGTATTTTCTTTTAGATGCTCTTCCATAAAGTCAAAGTATCTAGCTACAGTTTCTTTCCAAGTCTCTCTCCGCTTCTTCTCAGGTAGCCATCGTGCGTACCTGCTAAGTGCAATAAAGTTTTGGTAATCGTTTGGTAATTTATTCAATTTATTCATCCTCCAGTGGGTCGATTTCAATGTTCACCATCTTGCTTCCATTGTCATCTAAGTAAGTATTATATTTTAGTCTTCCGTTTCTGTGCATAAGTATCGCATCAGTTATCCCTCTATCATAACATTTAGTACCGTGTCTCCATATTAAGATTGCTCCTAATGTAAGAAACGCTAGTGCTATTATAATAAAGTTTTCAGTAGGTATCATCATCATTGTCGTCAAACTCCTCTCGTTTATCTATCAGTTTATCTTCAAACTCGTGTAGCAACTCTTCAGTTGTTATGTCGAGTATCTCACACATCGTACAAGGGTCTATAGCTTCTTGGACTATACGTTCTTTAAGTTCATTAAGAGTTAGAGCCATACTGCCCTCCCTCGTGTTCTATGAGCTTATCTAAGAACCAACGAGCTTTCTTTAGGTCTTCTAAACCGTTTTTAAATCTCCACCTGCAAATGTATTTAGCAACACTAGCAGTTAGGTAGTCCATATCTTGGTCTAAGATAAAATCTATGACCTCAATATTACCTTGTTTATAATGGTTAGGATTTATTTTATCTTCGTCCATTTCTTCAGTTCCTTAATTTCTTTAGTTGAAAATATTTTGATGTCGTATTTCTCACACCATTTTCTGTAAGTAATTTTATTACCCTTGGCTACTTTAGAATCGGGGCGGGGCATTAGAAATATTAACTCCTTGCCTTCAAATCTCATCTGTTCAGCAATTGATTTATACTTCTGTCTATCCCCACTCCGAAAGAACCCTTTAACTTCTATGTGGTACTTGCCTTTAACAAAATCAGGCGTATAGTTTTTACGGATAGTATAGGCTATCCTACAAGGTTCATACTTCCATTCCTTACCAAGAGCTTCGGAACATTCTTTCTCTAACTTACTGCGATACTTTATTGCCATCTCTATCCACCTCTATTACGTTAGGTAAATGTACAACCTGCGTCAAGTAACGAGGTCCATTAGAGTATAA